AAATGTGTTTGGCGGGAGTGAAGCTCTAATAAGTTGAGTTACAGCGTTATCATGTTCTTTTAAGTTAACAAGATTTCTACGCCCGGTTTGAAGCCAGTGTCTATAAGGGTCTACATCCTCTTCTAAATTATAAAGTGTTTTGTATTGAGCAGCATCAAAATCAGGTCTTAACGCTTTTACTACTGATTCAGTAGCTATTTTTTCAGTAGACCGTGTACCTTCATCAAGGTATTTTTCGTTAGTAAACAGATCTTCTTTTGTTTTATTTACTGTATTTAAAGCGTTGTTATAGTCTAATACAACATTATCGTGCTCACCTTGCAGAATTACTAATTCTTCACGCGAGGTATTATATTTTTTGAACGCTGCATTAGCAACCGCGTTAGCTTCTTTATACTCACGTTCAAGTTCAACCCGTGGGGAATATGCTTCTTGGCTTTTAAATAATTCTCCATATGTTAATACATCTTGCTCTGCAAATTTAACTTGTTCTGCAAATCCATTAGCTTCCTGTGTAGCTTTTATATAATTGGCTTTATGTCTGTTCATGCTAGCTTCTGCTTTACGCATAGCATCTTCAGATCCGTAATCGTGGTTAGGATCATTCCACGTACTACGTTCGCTTTCCCACATTTCTTTAGATTCGGCTGCAAGATCTATAAATAAATCAGCTTGGGTAGTTGCGTTTTCTAATCTACTTCTGGCATCGTTAAGTTTTGTCGCAAACGAATTATGGGTATCTATTTCCTTTTGAAGTGGAAGTATATTGTCCCTAGCGGTATTTACTGCTTCAAGCAGACTGTTTACCTCGTTTATCTTTGTATTTGTTCGTTCGGCACTAGCGTCTACCAAACCAGCTTTTTCACTTGCTATTTTGTTTGCTGCTTCAAATTCTGTAGAAGCGCCTGTAAGATTGTCTATAACCCTGTCTAAACCGCCTTTAGTAATATCATCTAAAACAGCTCCTAGTTCTTTTTGGCCTATAGAACTCAAAGCTGATACAAAAGCTAAATGAGGATCTGCACCTCTATAAGCAGCATTTACTACGTTCCCTACTACATGCGTTAATACAGCTGCTTGTTCATTAGTTACGCCTGTAGTTCCTTTTAGTGTTTCTGCTACAGCGTTAGATGTTATAGCCGCGTTAGCCATAATTCCAGCCACCGCATCTGAATTAACTTCTCCTGTTGTAGCTAATTGAGTTATTGCAGCAGATGCGCCGCTACGCACTACGTCTTGCACTACTGTAGGTAAAGACTCCCATCCTGAAACTAAATCATTAAGTTCAACACCAACACTATCATTTACAGATTGGTAGTTAAGAAAATCTTCTGAAGTAGCGTCAACAGCATAATCTATATCTGCTTCAACAGCTTCAGATATCGTACCCCCTACTTCAGATATTGTTCCTGAAACAGCGCCAGATACAGCTCCTGCAAAAGCCGCTTCGCCTATATCTTGCCCGGTCATCGCTGCTGTAACTGCTGCTCGGGTAGCTGAAGAGGCTGATTGGGCGGCTATTTGACCTGCAGCTTCTCCTGCAAAAGCCCCTACTTCTGGTCCTACATATTTACCTACATACGATCCGGCATTACTCCCAACATAAGAAGCAGCCATAGTTAGAGCTACGTCTCCAAGATCTCCTCCATGTGCAGCCGTACTAGCCCCTTGTATAAGGGGAATTGCCCACGCATTACCTGTAGCTACTGCAGCAATTGTAACAATAGTCGTAATAGGGTCGTCGGCCATCCCTTCAAGAACTTCACCGACAGCGTCAAAAACAGGATCAAGTACTTCGTCTACAGCCCAATTAACAACATCAGAGGCAGCATCTCCAACCCAACTAATAGCTTTTTTTATGGGTTTAGTAACAACACTCATTTATACATCCTGCGGCAATGGATCTTTGCCAATTTTACAATACCCTACATAATCATCATCTTCAGTTTGGCCTATATAAACACTAGTGTCCGTATTTTTTACGAGTCTTTGTAATACTTGAATTAATTTTAATACCTCTGTTCCTTCAAACGAAGTAGTATAATGCGTAATATTTTTTTCTTGCAGATATTCGAGATATCCCAAACAATTGTTTAGATAGTTTCTACCTGTATCTACGTTAAAAGCACGTCCAACCATTTTGTTTTTGTTATCGCCTCTACCTTGTTGTGCTAAAAATACAGTATTTCCAAATTGTGCTGTATCAGCCCCTTCTAGTGTGCCTTCTATAGCTACAGTAGCTAAAGCTGTTGCTACAGAATTACCTTTGCTTCCTAGTTGTTCTAGCGCCATACGTATAATTTCTGGGGCAACTAACTGTTCGTCGTTACTGCTTATAATTTCTGCCATAATTATCCAATCTCTAAAAAACTAGCTACAACGTGTAGACGGTTAGCGGTAGCCGCAGTAGCTTTTAGTATTTCAGATTCTTGTACTATAAGAGGCGCTGTTAATAGTTCTACTGTAGTATTTGCACCTACAGCTTTCACTTTGAACAAACTAAACACGGCGCTTGCTGAGTCAGTCAGTGTAAGCGTTATGGTGTCTGCATTTCCAGAGTCTTCAGATACTAAAATAGACTTAACTATAGCAGTTTTAGCTGTAGGGCATGTATACAATGTAGTTACACTTGTAGAAGTTAAGTCTATTTTTGCGTTTTTATAGTTGTTTGCCATTAGCCTACAAACCAAGAAAGAGTTTCAGAAGTTTCTACTGCGGTCCCATCTTTTAAAGTTTCATCGAGTTGATTAAAATACACCCGCAATATTTCATTATATTGATTAAAATATTCTTGTTCGTACATAGACGTAGCGTAAGGAAGAACAGGAACAGTAAAATTTATATTGTGCGTGTATGTAGCCATTACCTTCTTCCATCAGCTCGCATGTCTATTCTAGGAACACCTAATTGCCATTGCACACCTGCGGCAGTCGATTCAATTTTTACAGCTAGCTGCCTACCGCGTACTCTGGTATTTATTTGGTTTGTATACGCTTCTACAGGTACTGTAGCACTTCTTGTAATAGCTCCAGAACTATCTCCTCCTTCTGAAGCAGGGCTATTATACCCAGATCCAGAATTTTGCAGTGGGTACAACGTCATAGTTGCGCTAGGAGATTCCGTAGTAGACCCATCAAAAGTAATATCAGGCATTACACGCCAGACAAAACTAAATTTATGCCCATCGTTTAGGTCAAATTCACCAGAAGTTATATAAGCACTTATAGCCGCCGATGTATTAGTTTCGTTGTCATCTATACCTTCTTCATGGTTGACAAGATTATAACTATAAGTAGCTGCTAACGGAAAACTGCGCATACCAGAATCTAGCCAAGCGGTTCTAGCTAATGTTCCATAGTACCAAATTTTGTCTTGGTAATTATAGATAACGTATTTATCTATAGTTGTAGAATCTGTAGAGCAATAAAACCACCATATTTCGTGAAATTCTTCGTTGGTACCCCCAAATACTTGATCTAACTCTACAGAATTAAAATCACTAAACACATGCCGGAGCAAATCGCATGGGAGAGGTTGTACCCTACCGTCATACATATAAAACTTATCTTTACCCATCCAGTAAGAAATGCCGTTTGCAGAAGCTACAGCGTTAGGAGAAGCTATAGATATATTATCTGCTACAAGTTGTGCGCCCCATACAACTTGACCACCAAGATATTGAAGACTGTATAATGCCGAATCAGTCCAAACATTTAATGCTTGCCTAGATTGTATCGCCGTTACAATCTCAGACCCTCTTGATAATCGTAAACTCCCTGCTTGGTTAGTAGCAGAAGGAGTCCAATTGGTAACATCTTCTTGGTCAGACCACCTTATTAGCATTGGATCTAAAACGCTGGTACCTAAAGTGTTTACTCCAAGACAAAATACAAATCGGTTAATATCAGAGATAACTAATCTATTTTGTTTAGTTGGGACGTTAGAAGCGCCGCTTAAACTAGAAACAAGCACCCCGCGAGTAGATACACCATTTGTAGCATCCCAATAATATAAAGCACCACCTCGGGGAGCAAATACTAGATCTTCTCCAAAATTTGATTGGCTCCATAACCGCAAAGACACAGAACTCGTACCACCACTACTCCATGTACTATTACTCCATGTTCCAGCACCCCAACCAGTTAACGGAGCAACAGTGCTTGGGCCTACACTTATTTGGTACGCAGCGTCAGTAGCGGAGCCACCATTACCGGAATCAGAAGAGTTAGCCGCAACAGAAGAAGTAAATGTGTATGTGTTAGCACTTGGTACTGACACTATTTGGTGTTCTGCATTAAGAACAGTCGCAGTAATAACACCTCCTAAAGAAACCGCACTACTAAAAGTTACAAAATCGTTAATACTAGCTCCGTGGCTATTATCTGTAACAGTTATTGTTGTAGAGCCGTTAGTAGCAGCAAAAGTAGCAGCATTAGTAGTAGTTGCGCGAATAGGCGTTATATCATAATACGCCCCACCTCTTTCTATATAGAATTTTAAGTGTGTGCCAACACCAACTAGCTTAGTACCTATTAACGTAACCCAAGCCCACAAAGACCTGCACACACCCTGAAACGAGTTACCAGATATACGTTGCCAACCCCCTATTTTTTCAGGAAGTTGTTGACGAAAACGTATTTTATTACATTCATACCAACCATTTTCGTTGGCATACCGTGTTTTTTCTCTATTTACACCCGGTTTAAACGATAATTTTTGTAAAGGCATTATTTACTCCGAGGTTTCTCCAAACACAGGTACACTTGTTACTTGTATAGATACACTACGTTTAAGAACAAGATCTGCTCCACAATTAGAACATTTATCTGCTTCTAATTCAGATTCATCAAGATCAAACCCACACGCTGCACAAACAACTTCTACAGTATGAGCTGACTCTACAACACTACCACTAACGGTTTTTGCCGTATAATTTTTCTTCATAGTATACCTTTAAATTGCGGTTACTTCTCTTTCTACACATACAATACCTCTTACAAGAGTAGGTTTTGGTTTAAAATTTTCCATAGCGTAATAAACTAACTCACTAAGGTTTTTACCAACATATTCATAACAAGTATTTAAGGTTTGAAAATGAAGCGGTTTGTCACCTGCCGCAAGAATTTCAACTGAATCTGGTCCGTTCCTATCCGC